CGGTAACTTAGTACAATACAACCGTGGTGAGTTCACTGCAAACTTGATTCGTTCAGTGTTTGGTGACTTATTCTACAGACGTGTTGATGTTAAGGATCGTAGAGTTAAAATGTACACTAATGAAGCTGGTTTTGATGTATTTCAACAAGCTTTAAAGAATGATGCGTTAAATTCAGGATTAACTTTCATGGCAGATAGCGGTAATCGTTATATGCAAGGTGAAGGTCAACACATCACATACAACTTTGCATTTGATGCAATGGTTACACGTGAAACAGGTCGTGTTGAACTTATTCACTTGAAAGAATTGGATTTGCCTCAAACTAACTTAGAGTTTGGTCAAAACAAAAAGTCTACACCTGTATTCATGGTATTTGATGTTAGTCCTATGAGCGATGGTTCTATGATTAACAACATCCGTGAAGTGAGAATGAAAGGTGCTCCTTCTATGACTTGGGGTTATATTGATGGTACTCGTCACCACTTAGGTTTTGCTAAGTCTCAAGGTATGAGTTCTGCAAACAAATTCCCTGGTTATGAAATCTGGATGAAAGACCGTTGTGATGTGTTTATTGAAGACTTATCACGTACAGTTTTGATTGAAGAAATTCCACAATTCTAATAAAAAACAAAGCTTCTCTAAGAAGAGTATTCTTAGACTGACACCAAATTGGTGTTTCGCAATAAAACCGAGAAGAATTACCCCCCTCCCAAAGAGGGGGAGTCTTCTCAACACAGATGGAGGAATAAATTATATGTTTGTTGCCTTACTCTTCAAAAGGGTGCCATCTGCAAATTAAACCAATAAAAAACAACTACATCATGGGCAAGATAGGTAAAATCTCTACTATTAAGAAAGATTACAACAATTCTCAATTGCAAACAATGCAAGGTGGATTAGCTAGAAAGGGTTTAACAAGAATACCTGGTACAGGTGTATTCAAATACCCTTACAAAGAATTAGATGGTCAGTATAGAACAGGACTTGATCCTAATGCTGCTTACATCAGAAGAATTACTGATAAATTAGAAAGAGAACTTGAAATTGAAAGAGTTACAGAGTTAAAAAAGAAACTTGAATTAGCTCTAGGTGATGTTGATTTAGGTCCTCGTTCTTCATTCTGGAATTATGGGTTAGCAACATCTTCAGATGATAGTTTACATGTACAACCAGTAAAACTTATGGATGGTGATAATTATTTTGATTTTTCACAACCTTTAAGAGAAATAGCTTTTGCATGGTTAAGAGTTCATCCTACAATTGCTTCTAGCTACCAAGCTTGGGAGCGTGGTGAATATCCTGCAGACACTCAGTTTTATGTAGCTGATGATGAAATTGAAAATGCAGTGATGTATAAGAAGAAACAGTTAATTAATAAAGCAATCATCAAATTTGATGCTATGACACCTGAAAGAAAGAAAAAGGTGGCACGCTTATTAGGACTTCCTATCACTGATGATACTAAAGAAGAAGTGGTATATAATCAAGTGGATAACTTATTAAAACAAACTGAATTTAAGAATGGTAAATATGCAGGATTAAACCCTGTAGAAGTGTTTGGAAGATTTGCAGACATGAAAGAAAACTTGCTCCATATTAAAGATTTAGTAAAACAAGCAATTGCTCATTCTATATATAGATCTAAACCTAATGGTAAAATATATGAAGGTGAGTTTGAAATAGCAAAAGATGAAGATGATTTAGTGAGAATGCTTGTTGATGATGATAATCAAGACCAACTATTAACACTAGAAGGTAAATTAAAAACTAAAAAATTAGCTTCTGTATGATCCCAGTAGATAGTTTATTATATAAGATTGATCAGAAACTAAATAAACTATCAACAAACGAACATCAACAGATTAACTTAGAAGATAAGATATTGGCTTTAAATGAAGGTCAAATCAAGTTGATTAAGCAGAAAGTTGATGGATTTAGTACAGTTTCAGGATTAGGACTAGATGCTTTTAAAAAGCGTTATGAAGACCTACAAAGTTTGGTGATTACATATAATCATCAACCACTTAGTTTAACATTAAAGAATGCTGAATTAAGTCAGTGGTTTGCAGATATACATGAATTGATACCAACATACATGTTCTATATTGATAGTTATATACTAGCAGATAAAGGACCTTGTACAGATAGAAAGATTTGGATAAATAGAGATTTGGCCAAACATGGTGACTTACAGTTCTTATTGAACAATACACATTATAGACCATCTTTTGAATATCAAGAAACTTTCTGTCTATTATCAACAGATGAGATAAGTATATTTACAGATGGTACATTTACACCCACAAGTATAAATATATCATACATGAGGTATCCTCAGTATATAGATAAAGCTGGATATGTAAGATTTGATGGTACAAATTCTACAGATATTGATTGTGAACTTGAATTATACCTAGAAGATGAGCTTTTAGACATAACAGTTCAAAACTTAGCAATGTATACAGAGAACCAATCAGCAGTACAAAGCTCAGTGTATAGAATACAAACAAACGAATAATTTTTTTACAATTTAAATAAAAAACACAATGGCCGATTTTTCATTAACCACGCTCTTTGTGGTTCCAGTAGGAAATACTCTACCTAGTGCTGGATCTACACAAAACTTAACAGCTGGTCAGTTTGGTATCTTTAGAAGTGATTACAGTGTTGCAAACGCTGGTAATATTGCTGCTAAACCATACTTCTATTTAGCACAAGGTAGAATAAACACATATTTACAAGGTAGTAAGCGTTCTGATAAGATCTCTTCTACTGGTTCAAATGTAACTGAATGGTATAAAGTGGTTGGTAATCCAATTGCTGCTAACCAAGTTACTGATGTAGCAGGTTGGAATGTAAAACCAGGTGATGTGGTAACATTAACCTTGCGTGCTCATTCTAGCTACATTGACACATTGTATTTCAATGGTTTCACTCGTAGTGTAACTGTTAATGCACCATGTTTAGCATGTGGTGAAAATCCTTGTAGCGATGTTGATGTTCCAGCTTTGATTGATGCATTCATTCTTAAGTTGACACAACAAGCTCCTGGTATCAACCCTGATAACATTAGCTTTAACACATTCTATCAATTCCAAAGAATTGGTAATGATCAAAATGCAATCTTACGTATTTCTGGTAAACCATTAACTAAATATGGTCAACCATGTGATGTTGCAGCATTCCCTTGGGAATATGACAGAATGTACTTCCGTACATTTGTATATAGTGGACCTGCAACTACAGCAGATTTCATTGTTGCTGATGCTTGTAATTTTGTAGCAGAACCTGTAATCACTCAACGTTCTTCTTATCCATCTGGTACTTCTGCAGAGATTCAACAATTAGAAAAGAACTTCTATAGCTATCAAGCTGGATATTTGAAACATTTGTATAGAATGGTTGGTTACAACGAGAACTTTGAGTCTTGGGTAAGCGATGGTACTACATATGATACTTATTATATCAAATTCAATGAACTTGATAAATCTGTATACGAATGGGGTGCTTATGTACATGAAGACAGCACTGTAATAATTGCTGCTCCTCAATCTTTAAGTTCAGCAATTGAAACTGTATTGGTTGCTGCATTAGGAGCTGTAACAGACGATAGTGGTCCTATTACTAGCACAACTAGTACAACTACTACTATTTGGCCTTCTACATCAACAACTACCACTTTAATTCCTTAATAGAATACGGTAGTTAATCATATAACCTATGCCAGAGGGTGAGAGGATATTCTCAAATCCTCTGGCATTATTATTTTAATCAACATGACTTTAGATTTTTTAGTAATTAATACATTTAATACAAAGACACTTGGAGTGGCTGACATATCTACATATGATCAACAGCCCCCAGTTGTTACTTCTCCTACAATGCAAATTACTATACCTGGTTATACAAATCCTGTTTCTATTCCATTTATTGTTCAAGACTTCAATGTATATAACTCAATCATCCTTGGTTTAAATGATTCATCTGCAGGACTTCAACCTCTTCCAGATGGCATCTATACATTGAAATATTCTGTAGCTCCTTCTAATGTAAACTATGTACAGAAGACAATAATGAGGATTGATAAGATACAAGAGAAGTATGATAATGCTTTCATGAAACTTGATATGATGGAGTGTGATGGTCCAATTAGAACTCAAGCTAAGGTGGATTTAAGTAGTATAGCATTTATGATACAAGGAGCTGTATCTGCAGGAAATAATTGTGCTGTTGATACAGCAAATAAATTATATGAACAAGCTAACAGACAATTAGATTATTTTATAAGTAATAATTGTGGTTGTTCTGGAAATAATTACATAAATAATTTTTATTAATATGGCAAATTGCAGAGAGTGTGGCCTTAAAGTAGGCTGCGGATGTCAATTAATTAATGGTTTGTGTTCAGCATGTAATAACAAGTTGAAACAAGCAATAAAAAGAATTAAAAATGTTTTCACCAAGATTAACTGATTGTCCTGATTGTACAACTATACCTGAGTTGTTAAAAAAGATTGACTGTAAGTTAACTGAGTTAGCAAATAGTCAATATAATAATATTGTATTTTCATTGAACAATTACATATCAGGTGAATTAGTAAATGATTTAATAAATTATAAACAAATATTAACATATAAACTTTGTAACTCATCTTATTGTGAACCATTCACTGTAAGTATGATTGCAAGTAGGGTGATTGTGTTAATTCATAAATAATATAAAATGTCTTGTGATAATTGTTATAATGGTTGTGTTGAAAATACATCAGATAAGTGTGTCAGCTATACAGGAGCAGCTGTTCCTCAATTAGGTATAACAACACCTACTAATCTATTATGTATTGAAGAAACTTTAATTAACACTGTAGTTTCTTTTTTAGATGGGGCTGGTATTCATATCACTATCAATCCAGATTTATATTGTACACTTGTAACACAGTATTTACCAGAAGGAACTCCAACTCTTGTACAATTACTAAGTGCATTAGTACAAGCAGCTTGTTCTTTAGAAGCTGTAACAGTGGCTAACACAGAAGCAATAACAACATTAAATAGTCCCTATACAATAGGATGTCTATCTGGTGTAACTTCTTCATCTAATACACATGATGTTTTACAAGCTACTATCAATAAATTATGTTTAACAGTTTTAGACTTAGAGGCATTAGCTCTCGATGTAAATACAAACTACGTAAAAATTGCTGATTTAAATAGTTTAATACAAGCTTACTTAAATGGTATTTCTGCAGGTACACAACAATATAGAAAAATGGTACCTTACACAGTAGTTGAATATTATGGACCTCTCACTAACTTTGATGGTACAGGTGCAGGTATTTCATCTTTAGGGTGGCAAAATATATATTTATGTAATGG